CGGGCTGCTGCTGTTGTAGTATTTTAGCCTGACGCAAAGCTTCTTCAGGAGTATTACAAACTTTATCAGGATCAAGACCCATTGAATTTGCAATCTCACGAATGATAGAAGTAAATTTAGCAAACGGAGCAAGAGCAGGATTAGCTACAACCTGTAAGAATTGTAACAGCCTTTGACTACGAACTTCATTAGCCATAAGACTTTCTGTTCCCCTAGCTTTAATTTCAAGATCACCCTTAATACTAGAGTCAAAATTAAACTGCATATTAAAGCTAAAGAAAGCCTCTCCTAGTGGTCTTAGAAGATAATCATCGAAGTTCTTTACCACTGTTTTAACACTACCTGCAGCAGCACCCATAAGCATTGAAATACCTGCTGCAGTTCGTCCTGTTCCTGCTACACCTGTTTGTCCATGTGCAAAACTAGGAAGACCCGTAGCTTCATCGGAAAGCTGACGGGCCTTGTCAAACAGTTGCATGTTCTCATTACTTACATTTGGAAACTTAGTTCCAAATATCGCTTGTCCCGGAGCACCACCTTGCCGCCTGAAGACTTTGCCCGGATACACTTGCAAGTCTTGTCCCGGAACCAGATTTGTTTCATCTACTTCAATAAGCAGATTACCACTAAGAACGGCATTGTCTACTGCCATTCGCATAAAGCCATTCATCAATGTCTGTGTGTCATCCATATTTTCTGCAAGACCAATACCAAAGAAACTGTAAGGATTAAGTTCGTATGGCACAGCATAGTACGGAATACGTGCAGGTTTAAATGGATTAATTACAAGACGAAGAATAAAACTATTACATACCCAACAATTTACCTGTACCTGATCTACATTTTTAAATTCTTTAGGAAGATCAATACCGTATTCTTTAGCAATGTCTGTTTCCATTAAGCCCCAATACTCAAGAACTTCATATCTTTCAGGATGATCATTTAAATAATAATCTTTTAGATCGTCTTCCCAATACTGACTTGAGTAGACTTCACCCATTTCAATACAACGATCAATTGCTTCCTTGCGAAAATGAGGACGGTCTTTTAGTTCTCGTAACTGTGAACGAGATAATTTGTGCCGTTCAATAACATAGGTGGCATCGTCCATGTTACTTGCATCAGGATCAGGATACAAGTCCCAACAAGATACATGTTTAACTTGCGGCACTGTTTTAATTGTAGGAGAATACGTTCCTTCATCGTCCCAATTTGCATATTCTTTATCTACTGCAAACGGCCCCTTAATAATACCCGTACCAAATAAAGCACATTCAAATGTAGAAGAACGAAGATGTTTACTGGCACCAGACTCTTCTAACTGATCCATAATCTGTTTTTCCATCTTCTTTGCAGCTACCATAGCTGGATGGAATGTAGCAGCGGTAGGAGTAAGACCCTCACCTTCAGTAAGACCTTCTATGTCACCAAGTTTTTCTTCTAAAGGACCAAGCTTAATTTTCTTGTCCTGTAAGCTGGCTAATGTATCTCCTGCTTCAAAATCTTGCCCATCACCCGGAAAACCGTATGGACTTTGTTGTTCCTGTTCTTCTGTCTGTTCTGGAGGTGTTTTAGGATCAAAATGAACTGCTTCAGTTACACCTTCTGGTAATGTCGTAGGTTCGATGCTTAGAGGAAACTTCTGCCTTGCAAAAAGAACATCTGTAAGTTGACCATATGCAGCTAGTACTTTAGTCTTAGTTACCTTTATAAATACACGAGATCGTTCTGCTTCTGTAAACTGTACATCGGGACCATATAAACCTCTATAGTTTCTGTATGACTGAAGCCATCTCTCTTCATCAAAACGCCGCCAATCTTTTGACCTGTTAAACCTGCCCTCAATAAATGCAATTAGTCCTGAAAGCTCAAGGTCATCTGTTTTTTCATCTAGGACTAAAGAATCTGTTTCTTCAAAATTTTGATCTGACATATTTTAATATCCAAAGGTTGCGTCAGATGGAATGTATCTATCTGACATATTTTCAATTGTAAAATCGAATATCCCTCGTCTGGGCCTACTCATTACTCCATAACGTAGCGCATCATATAAATGGTCTTCTGCTCTTGTATTTACATCTTCGGGATTTTTAGGATCAAGAGGAATAGAAGGTAATTGTGAAACGAGATTGATACAATTGTGGAAGACAACCATTCCGGGAACACCATTGTCGTCCACATCTTCTTGAACTTGAAGCCTTCTATGTATTTCATTTTTTCCTGAAATTCTACTTCCTGCACTTCTATCACTAGGACGCCACCTGCATCCTTCCATGATCATTTGTTCTGCAAGACTTGGACCCGTGTCACCTCGTTTATGCCAACAGGAACTATCTAATACTCCATAAAGAATTGTACCATCTTCTTCCTCTAAATGCAAGACTTTATTTGCTAAATCTTTAGCTAACATTTTAGATACATATAATTCTCTATAAATGATCAATTGCCCATCTGGTGCAACGGTAAACCAAAGCACAGCACTGTAAGAACCATAACCATAATCGCAAGCTCTAAACTTAGGCCAGTTTTTGGGAATATCAAATGGCGCAGTAACATGAACCGTTCTGTCAAATTCTGGAAATGCGGCACCTTCTGCTACGTCCCAATTACCTTCTAGAAGTCTTTTGCGCTGATTTTCTGGCAACGACAAAAGCATTGTCTCATAGTCGCCACTTTCAGCAAGGTACGGATTATCAAATAACTTTGCAGGAATAAACTTTCTTAGAAAAAGCGGCTCTCCCTCTTTTGTATGACCACTAGGGTAAACTAAAGTATTTCCATTTTCATCTGTAGCCCAGAACGGACTTGCTGCAGGAGCAGGATCAACAAAATATTTCTTCACCCAAACATGTCCTGCACCACCGGGATTTGTCGTTGCCCTCATATACACAGGCAAGTCAGATGCAGTAGACCTCAGACGAGAACGAAGATAATCCCACGCAAATCCTGTGGGCCATTGTGTGAGTTCGTCAAAGCCTATCCAACAAAAGGACAACCCTTGATAGCGGAGTACGTCATCATCTCTATCCAGATATGACAGCCACAATCTTCCACCTGCAGGGGAGGTCCACTGCATCTTTCGTTCCGACCACTTGATGCCGGGAATAATCTTGGGATATAATTCTTGAGATTTCCAAACTAACTCCCTTAATTCTTCTGTAGTTCTACGTAACAGTAGACCTGAAAATTGTGGATGTCCTAAGTAGCGCAAAGGATCAGCTAACATAGCGTAGCTTTTACCTCCTCCTGCTGCACCACCGTACAATACTTCTCTCTCTGATGCCGCTAGAAAATCTGTTTGCGGCCCTTTGTTTGGTTTGAATAAAACATTATGTTGTTCTTCAAACGTAATCTCTTCTGGAGTTTCACGTACAACAACTTCAGGCTTCGGCGGCTTCTCTGCTGCCTGTTTCTTTTTTCGCTCCGATACGCTTGCTCTCAATTTCTTCAAGTTTTTCGAGGGCTTTTTGATAGTTTTTAAGCCATGTTTTATATGTTGTTGCCTTACTCTTCCGTTGTTTTTCTTTTTGGATTCGCTTTCTAAGACCAATGTAGGAAATTTCTCGTCCTGTTCTGTCACTGAGCCACCCCGCTACTTCTCTATATGAATACTCTTTTAAATATTCTTTAGCTAATTCTAGTGCTTCTAGTTCCTCAATAATAGGTACAAGAATATCTTCATCGTCTTCATGTACCTCGTATCCAAAAGGAATGGTCCTACTAATTCTAGGAATCATCAACCATTCGTTATCGTCCTTCAGCCCTACGGGATCGGGCATTTTAAAATAGCCTACATTGTGCATTATTGTTTTTTTC